GGGCTTATGTAAAACTGGAACAACCATACTTGAATGAAGAAGAATGGTTTATTCCTAAAGATTCTATTCAAATTGTAAAACAATGATCTCCTTTAAGCCAGCGGCCATCGTTGCAGTAATTATACTGAGCATGGCCGCTATTATATATTATCAACATGATACAATACAAGAGGTCAAAAGAGATAGGGACACATATCAAAACAACACTTATGGGTTATTGAATGATATTGAGTCATTACGAAAAGATTCTCTCGAACAAGCCTATCAAATACAAACTTTATCATTCACGGTTGATGAATACAAGGCATATCGAGCAGAAGATTTGAACACCATCCAGTCTTTAAAATTGAAACTGAAAAATATACAATCAGTTTCCAAGCAATCTTTAGAAGTAAATGCTCCTATAGCTACACCAATTGTAAAACATATTTCTGACAGTATTTCTAGACCTATTACAACGGTCAAATTAGAAAACACTCATATATCTTTTATAGGTACCATAAAAAATGACAGCTTAATAGCTAACATACAGGTCCCTATTCAATTGACACAAATCATACATAAAGTTCCCAAACATAAATTCCTATGGTGGAGCTGGGGGTGTAAGGCTATTAAACAGGTTATAGTCACAAACAACCCTTATGTAAATCTAAATTATTCAGAATATATTGAATTGCGATGAAATTATTATTAAAACGTATTGCTTTTAGACATGGGTACACTATAGGCAAATTGTATGTTGATGGAGCCTATTTTTGTGACACAATTGAAGATGCCGATAGAGGATTATATCAGAATATGGATATAGACAATATTCATATTGTTAAGGACCAAAATAAAGACGGATGTCATACCAATGATTGTATAACCGCAATTCCATACGGTGAATACAAGATTACATTGGCTGTAAAATCTCCTAAGTACAGCAAAGTAGCATCATATAAATTTTGTGAAGGCTATGTACCAAGATTAATGAATGTTCCTGGATTTGAAGGGGTATTGATTCATATTGGGAACACCGCTAGTCATAGTGCCGGATGTATTTTGGTGGGAGAGAACAAAGCTGTAGGACAAGTTTTGAATTCAACAGCCACCTTCCAGAGACTTTATCAAGTATTAAGTCAAGCATGGAAACGTGGCGAAGAAATTTTGATTGAAATTACAAAATAATTCATTACAGCACAACCGAAGAATATTATTAGCACTATTCTTGTTAAAAACATATTAGAAGTTATGGAATTACATGTAAAAGACAGACTCTTGATTCCTTCAATGCTTCCTGAAAAGAACAATTTCATGGAATTCAATCTGAAGAAATCAATTATCCAAAAGATTGGATTGACTGAAAATGACCGTAAGGAATACGAAATCGTAGAAAAGCAAGATGAACAACGAATCGAATGGAATGTTCAAAAAGATATGGAAGTACCGTTGGTCGTTGATTTCAGCAAAGAAGAATTAAATTATTTGAAGAAAGCTTGCGAAGGTGTGGCCGAACAACAACAAACCGATGACATTTGGGCTGTTGTGGAACGCATTTATAATGCAGCACAAGATTGACCTCACACTTCTTTACTCAAAATCATATCTTCCATGTATAAAGGGGACTTGTCATAATGTGCAAGTTCCCTTTAATTTTAAAACAGACACAATGGCAATAGGATTAAAAGCACCTCAAAATTTAAGGATTGACTTTAAACCTTCCAGTAAACAATATGAATTATGGAAACTATTACAGCCCGATTATTGTCCTCATTGTGGTGGACAAATTTCACAAAAAATGATCGGACATGATGAAAAGGGCAATGAAAAATACCATCCATACTGTACTCATTGCGGCTCAACTGATTTGCCACAATTAATACTAGGGGGTGGAGCTGCTGGTGGTGGAAAGAGTTACCTAGGCTCATGTTGGTTAGTAAGTAGCTGTATCAGATTTCCAGACATCCGTGCTGTAGTGGCACGTAAAACACTTAAAAGTTTGAAAGGTTCTACATTCAATACTATTAAAAAGGTATGTAAAGAATGGGGACTAAAGGAAGGTGAACATTATAAGATTAATAATTTGGATGGTATTCTAACCTTCTGGAATGATTCAGTAATCATTATGCAAGAAATGTGTGATACACCTTCGGACCCTAACTTTGAACGTTTTGGTTCATCGGAATATACAATAGCGTTTATTGATGAGGTTTCAGAAATTAGTGAAAGAGCTGTAGAAGTATTGTTTTCACGTTTACGTTGGAGAACAGCAGAAACTTTTAAAACAGCTAGAATGATGATGTCAACCAACCCATGCGTGAATTGGGTTCGCTCACGTTTTGTACAAGATGATGAAGGCAATCCTGTATTGTGCCGTGAAGGTGAAGCATACGTACCATTCTCTGTATTTGATAACCCCGATATGCAATTTGTACAAACATACGTAGCAGCTTTAAATAAAATTACCGACAGAGCCACAAGGGAACGTTTGTTGTATGGCAATTGGGATTTTGTAGAATCCAATATTATGGCTGCATATTGGAATTTTGATGGTCAGAAACACCTTATTGAAAAATTACGAGAAAAGGTATATGACCCTATGAAACCAATTATATCTGGATGGGACTTCAATGTGGCACCATACATGAGTGAAATGGAATTTCAAATAAATTATGACAAGAAAGAAATCTATTTATTAGAGGAAAATCTTGGCAAGCCTGAGAAGAAAGAAAACAACACTCCTAAATTGGCACAAAGAGTCAAAGAAAAACGTATAGGCGACCAACACTTAGGTGGAATGATTATTACTGGCGACCCAGCTGGTCTTGCACGAAGTACGCAAACAGAAGAAGGGGTCAATAACTATACTATAATAACAGACAATTTGCGCAATAGTGTTTTACGACCTAGAATCAAACTATTACCCAAACAACCACCACAAGCCACCAGACTTGAATTTGTCAATGCCATTTTCAATGGTTTTGATGGTTGGAAACTTATGATTGATTTAAGGTGTCGTAAATTAACAGAGGACATGATTTATCAAAAGAAAAACTCTGATGGCACCAAATGCAAACAGAAGGTATTAAATCCCAAAACTGGAGGAAAGGAAGAAAAATACGGTCACTTGTCCGATATTTTAGACTATGTGCTCGTATTGTTCCTCAATGAAAGCTGGAAAAAGTTCCAAAATCAAAAAACAACAATTGAAACATATACAGCACCTGTTTATAACATGTTTGAATATTAATATAATGTATAGACGATTTTTGAATCAGAAAGATTATTTGAGTATCATTACCGATTCAGCTTTAGCACAGTTAGTGCGAAATAATGAAAACAGATTCATTCAAGCCGAACAAGCTGCTGAAGCATCAATCATAGATTATCTTTCTGAAAATTATGAAGTTGAACGTGAACTGAATAAGGGTAAATATATCTTTGATTATGATCGTAGAATCAGTTACCCTATCGGGTCCCATTTCTATCTTGAAGGTGAGATTTATGAAGTAATTCAATCAATCAACGGTTACAAGACACCTTACACACAGGCTTATTGGCACGCTGTAGAAGAATACATCGACTCCAGTACCATTGAACCATATTCACAGATGAAGAATTATCATCCGGGAGATATGGTGCGTTTTGTGGACACTGTGTATGTATGTGACCTTACTAATGGTTTTGATTTTAACGACATTCGGATTCCAGGAGTTATGGCATGGGAAAAGGCTACAGTATTCGACTGGGAGCCGTATCAATTCCAGTTGTGGGAAGTGGTTAAACATAACGGTAAATTCTTCACATTGTTGACATTTGAAGATTATGACCCTTTTGTAGAACCGATGGCTTCTGATAATTGGGGATTGATTGGGGAATATGATAAGAATTTGGACACGTATGAATTATCTGAACACGAATATGTAGTGTTTAATAATGAAGTGTATTACCCAGTAATCAATCCTAATGCACAAGTCCCTACATTGGAAGTAAATATCAAGCGTCAAGACCCAAGAAATTACAATTTGAAGCGACACATGGTACAATTGGCTTTGTATGAATTACACAAGTTGATTTCACCTAACAATATCAGTACCGTCCGAATAGATGATTATGAGCATTCTATGCAATGGCTGAAAGATGCTGCACGCTTAAAATTGAATCCTCAAATCCCCAGAAAACTTGATGAACGGAAACAGCCTGTAACAGATTGGCAAATGGCAACTTTCCAAACATCTTATGACCCTTACCTTAATCCTTGGCATGTATGAAACGATTTTATTATGAAAGTAAAGTAGCTGATATAGTATTGGCATTTAGTGGATGTCATACTATAACCATCGGTCCATTTGTATTTAGCAAACGTAAAGAAAGCGTTATTTCACAAGAAGTTAAAAACCATGAAACTTGTCACTCATATCAGTGGATCGAGTTGGCTTGTTTGGTTGGATTTGTAGTTTTCTTGTTACAACTAATATTAGGTATCTCTGCTTGGTGGTATCTTTTAGCTATGGTTAGCTTCTATATTTGGTACGGCATTGAATTTCTTGTCAGGTGGGCAATGTATCGCGAATGGAACAAGTCTTATAAGATGGTCTCATTTGAACAGGAAGCCTATGCAAGTGAACATGATAACAACTATATTGAAAACAGGCACATGTTTACTGGTTGGCTAAAATATTTGTAGATTCTCGTAGATTCTTGTAGATTCTTGAAATATCTACAAGAATTAACGGCTCGTCATCTAGACGGGCCGTTTTCAGCTTCTTTTAAAGTCCAGTATGCCGGTCGTAACCGACAAGTGGACTTATAATAAAATACCCTAATGCTTTGGGTGAATAAGCAGTGTGAAACGTAATTATGGGCTTATACCTATTTTGGAGGGTCCAAAAACTCACACCGCACAAAGCGATTAGGATATTTATTTGAATGCAAATTTAATATATTAATTTAAATTATCCAAATTATAGACTTGAATTATCTACCAAGTGATTAAAATAATGTCTTTGAAACATATCTACAGAAGTACCACCTTCTTTTGCCAACTTCATTAAATTGGCCCCATTTAATATATTATGTGTAAAAGCGGAATGTCTGAAGGTGTAAATCGTAAGTCTTCCTAGTTTCAATTCTTTTGCCACTTTCTTTAGAAATTGGTTTATTGTATATAATTGAGCCTGGTTACGATTGTACCATTTATTAAAACTGACATCATCTTTAAAACACCAGTCATACTCATTCATCGCAAATGGAAAGATATAGCCTTTTGTAGATTGTCCAGCATATTTCTTTATCAACTTTTTTGCCACTTTGGTTAATACTGGTCTTACTATAGCTGTTTCTTGTTTAGTATAGTTCTTCTTTTTGGTAGCCCAATAACACAATGTATTATTCGGATAATCAATATCGTTGTTATGCAATTTTATCAAATCACATGGGCGCATCTTCATTTCATACAAGAAAATGCAAAAGTCACGGTACATTTCTGCATACTTTAAGTCACGTTTATCTACAATTGTCAGCAAATCCAATTCTACAAACTTCTGATATTGTTTCACAGATAGCGTTGTAATGCCATTTTTAGCCTTATTTCGGGCCTTTTCTATGTCATGTGGAGCATCTTTACGGTATGGATAATCCAGTATCTTAGAAGTCATTTTATTGGTTCTTGCTTTGGTTATAGTTGTATGAAACATCTTCATCAACCCCAAATAATTCTTTCCATTCAGCTGTTTTAATATGTATTTCCCAAAAGCAATAAAATGTGTATCATCTACGTCTTGAAGTGGGGTATCAATAATCTTCCCTTCAGCTTCCAGTTTATGTAAAAGGGTGATATAGTTCTGGTAATTTTTGGATGGCATACGATTCTTTTCGTGCTTCATATCGTATATCAATTCTTTGATATAATCACCAAATCCGGTTACTTTTTTCTCAGTTTTACACATTTTCCCTGTTTCCACCATGTTTTTCAAATCAGCCGGTGCTT